TTAGCCTAAACGATTATATATTTTGTCTGCTCTTTGTAATGCCAAAATTAAATCTTGACCTCTTACAACAAATTCTCCACTTAAATTTAAATTATTACCACCATTTCCTCCATCTAACATTCCTTGTAGTTTGCTTAATGGTGCAATTACTTCTGGATTTGATTTTGCACCCGGATATTCTCCCATTAAACCCATTGTTGGTCCTGATACAATACCACCAGCTGCAAATTTTGGCATTCCAGAAAATGCTGATCCAATAGCTCCAACTGCAAGTGCAATAAATGCAGGTAATGTAAATACTCCTGCAGGACCAGTAGCAGCAGCAGAACCAGCTGCAGCATCAACTGCCTTTCCGGTAGCTGAAGCTTGGCTCATAATTAATTGTTTTACATACATTGCAGCCAATTGAACTAAACCACTTGCCATTGCACTTAAAAATCCTTCAAATCCAGTTTTAGCTAATCCAAATGAATCAACTAAAGAAGTTCCCATTGAAGCAAATGCATTTCCTATTGAATCTGCAATTATTTTGGTTTGTTCTTGTAATTGCATCCAAGCTTTAGCGGTTGATTCAACTTTTCTTGCATTATCAGCATCTAAAATTGCTTGTGCGTCTTGTCCATAAGTTTGTAAATCAGCTAAATCTTGATCTTGAAATGATTTATTTAAATTAGCTAACCTTCTTTTATATTCATCATCAATTGATATTGAATCAATTCCATAGTGTTTAGCTAAATTTAATTGCTCATCATACCAAGAATTTAAATTTCCTAATTGTTCTTCTTGGCTACTTAAATTTCTTCCAACTTGTTCAGAATTAAATCTATCTTGTTCTTCTAAAAATTTCTTTTGTCCTGCACTAAATGTATCATATAATTCTTGTGCTTTTCTTATTTCTTCTTCTAAAAAATCATTAGTTTTTGATTTAGTTTTAGTTGTTGGAATTGTTGCACCACCACCAACTTTAGGAGTTGCAGTTGGTTGAGTTAAAGTAGCATATTGATTTCTTAAATTATTTAATTGCGTTTTTTTAGTAAAAATAGAAGCTTTAGCACTTCTTTTTTCAACATCAGATAATTTGTCAGATTGTTCTTCAAGTAATTTAATTTCTTCTTTTAAAGAAACAATTTTTTTGGCAATAGATTTAGTATCATTATCAACTGTTGCACTTATTCCATTTTTACGATTATAATTATCAGTTTGCCTTGCATAATTATATAATTCATACCCAGCTAATGCAAGTAAAGCTATTAATCCACCTTTCCCAGCTAAAGCTAAATTAGTAGTTCCAATTACTTTAGTTAACATATTAAATCCAGCAATTACTTTAGGAATTACTGATCCAGCAATATATAATAAAGGACCGGCTAAAGCAGCTAAACTTCCTAAAATAACAACAATCTCTTTTGTTCCTGCTCCTAATCCTTCAAATGATGATAATATACCATTTACTTTTGTTACAATTTGAGTAAAAGTAGGTAAAACAACTTGACCAAATGTGTTTCCAATTTGTTTCAATTGTTCTTGAAATAAACGCATTTGATTTGCTGCACCACCTCCAGTTCTTGCAAAATCTCCTTGTGCATTTGAAGTTACACTCATTACATATTGGTAACGTAGCATTACTTTTTCAGCTTGGCTCATTGCATCTAACTTGGTTTTAATACCTTTTGAAATTGCATAATTTTGCAAATTCACTTCAGTCATTACAATACCAAGTCTTTTTAATGATTCAGTTTCTCCAGTAAATACACCATTTAATGCAGTAGTAACTTCTCCAATATTCATATTTTTGAAAGAAGCTAAATCTCCTGCAAGACCAACCATACTTGTTGATAATTTAGCAGCTTGAGAAGTACTTATTCCCATTGAAGTTGCCATATCTCCAAATAATGCAGCCATATCTAATGCTGATCCTTCTGCAATACCAAAAGATTTTAAAGAAGTTTTAGCAAAATCTTTAACTGCTCCAGATGAAGATTTGAATGCAACTTCAACTTTATTTAATGATTCATTAAAATCAGATGCAAATTTAATAGAAGCAGCACCGGCAGCAACCAATGGTGCAGTTAATCCAATGGACAAACTTTGTCCAATAGATTTCATTTTATCACTAAATTGAACTAAATCTTTTTGTGCCTTACTTAATGCTTTATCTAAAGAGGAAGAATCCCCGACAAGACTAATTTTTAATTGCTTATCTGCCATATTCTATTTTGCGATTACCCAAAATTATAAAAAAAACCAACCTCATTTCTTTGATTGGTTTTCTATTTGTTGTAAAAATGCTTTTAATTGTTCCGGAGTTGATTTTGGCACTCCTTTATTTAAATAAACATCTTGTGGCAAAGGAAATAATTTATCAGGAGTAATTACTTGACTTCTCTTTTTAGCCATTGTATTATACACCATAGTTGAAATAAATCTTGCCATCTCCCATTGCAAGTTCGCATTTACTGACCAAGATTCCCCTAACAATGCGTTTTCTTTCCAAGTATTTCGCCAAAATTGATCAGGTTGGATTCCAGCTTGTCCGATATAAAAATCAAGCATAGAATCCCAAGTTAGAGGCTTTTCTACTTTGGGCTTTTAGTAGATTTAGTTACGTTTCTTCTCACACCTGCATTTAAATCATTTCCAAGTACCCTTGATGAAACTAAAGTACTAACTACTAATTGAATATCATCTTGACTTATATCATCCATCCAATTACCAACATCATATTGATCATAATCAATGATATTTTTATTCTCTTGATCATAAGCCATTAATCCGGCATAAATAATGGATCGAATAGTAGTTAAAGACATATTCGAATTAAACACTTTGTCAATTTCTGAAATAGATACTCCAGAAACTTGTTCAAATGCTACCCAAAAATTCATTGAAAAATGTAATGTGCGTTTAGTCCCACCAATTTCCAATTGGCAATAACCTCTTTTTTGATTTACTTCCATTTTATATTTATTGTTTGGTTTAAATTCAAAAACCTACCACCTAATTTAGATGGTAGGAATCAAATATATTATTCACACAAAAACCCGATTATGCGTTTGTTGTCTTTGCAATTGCACCAGTAATTGTGATTGTTCCAGAGAAAGTAACTGCTGCCTCCATCTCTCCAGTTTGCTCTAATGAAGAAATATAACCTTCTCCACCATAAACTGAATCTCCGGTTGCTGCAGTACCAAAAGACCAATCAATCTTTGTACGAGCAATCAATAAATCCAACAATTGTTCAGCATTATTTGCATCTGAATAATCAACTAATCCATCAAAAGTAATTTCTCCTGATTTAAGACCAGCAATTGATTCAGACCAACCTGATGAATCTTTAGTAGTAGCATCTGCCATATCATTTGATACTGACATTGTGCAAGAAGTAGTGTGTCCTACTACTGTACCTTCTACTTTTAACAATAAATTAGTGCCATTAAATACACCTGATGTTGCCATATTTTTAAAATTTAATTCTCCTTATTTTTTGTAAAAATAATAAAATACATTACACATTTTCCCAATTGATATTTATATTTTCCCAATTTTGGAAAACCAAGTTCCAAGGTAATCTTGGCTCGAAATATACTCTACCACTAATTTCAATATCTACTGCGTAACTTACTGATTTTTCACTCTCTGAAACCTCTTCCACACTTACTACTTTACCAGCACCAAAATAAAACATTGAAGCACCTTTAAAAACCCATTGAGTTTCTTTTTTTAGTATTAAACGATCAACTAATTGATTATAATTTAACTGATCACTATAATCTACTAAACCTTCAACTTTAATTTTTGCACTTCTTTTACCTCCTATGCATTCAAACCATCCACCACTTGTTTTAGTTGTAGCATCTGGGACATCCATAGCCATAGATAATGTGGCATTAACTGAATGTCCTAATGCCACATCTCCTTCATAAACTAAAATATTTGTTCCATTAATTAACGGCATTGTCTGTTGGAGTTGCCCAAGGTAACGGAGGATAGATGATAGGAGGATTAATAATTTCTTCTAATTGCTTTGCTAAACTTTCTTGCATTGCAGGTACGTCTAATGAGCCTTCCAACCATCCTATTACTACATCTTCAGTTAGATCTTCATATGGAATAAAAGTAGATCCTTCATTTACTTGGAATTGTTGCACTCCATATATATCTGTTTTAATATCTCCTTGTTGAATACCATATCTCCAATGTACTGCTACTACATAATCTTGCATTCCATCAATTTCAGGTTTGCAGTCTAACTGAACAATAATCCAGTAATAAGTTACATCATTCATATTATAATTCGATTTCTTCTTCTTTTTCAAATTCTACTCCAGAAACCCAACCTTCTAAAAAGCCAAATTTTGACAATCCTTCAGGATTAATTACCGGAATAATTTTAAACTCAATGTCTTTTTCTAATAAG